CTCAACGGCCACATCCGCTCCATCAACTTCATCCCCGCCCGTGCGGCAGATTTCCAACTACAGGCGCTTACATCATGACCGATTATTGCTTACAAAACGCCACCGAAGCTGAGTTCAACAAGCTTATGTTGGACACGGGCCTAGGTGTGGAAGTCACTGAGGGTGAGGGCGAGGATGCCGTCACGACCGTCGTGCCTGCCGACTATACCGTCCTCATCGACCGCATTGGGCCGATCACGATGGGCGAAGTCACATACCCAGAATATTACAGCAACCTGCGTCTGCTGTTCGAACCTACCGAAGAGCAGGCCGACCAGTTGGCTGTGTTCGCCATCGACCCCAATGCACCGCAGTACCGCGTCTGGGCGTGATGGACAACGCCTTCGACCTCCGGCTGTTTAAGGCCAAGAACCACATCGACGACGCGCTGGGCGTGCGTCCGATGCCTAATCAGCGCATGCCCAATCTCGGGCCGGTGCCCAACCAGCGGCCAACGAACATACCGGGCAACCCGCAGCTCACCCCGCAGGGCATGGCGGTCTCAGGCCAACAGCAGGTCGGCCCCGGCATGATCAGCGGCGGCGCTATGGTTGGCCCTCAAGGCTTTGGCGGCGGTGGCGTTAATTACAGCGCGCCTGTCGCAGGCGGCCAGTTCAATGTCGGAGCGTCGATGGACCCGCGCATGAAGCTGGCCCAGATGCAAGCACAATATCAACGCGGCCCGTTCAGCGTAGGCGCAGCGTATCAGCCGGGCGCTGGTGCCTCTGGCGGCGTTAGTTACCGCAAGGCGTTTGCCAAGGGCGGCCTCGCAATGGCCGAGGGCGGCGCGTGGACACGCAAGGAGGGGCAGAACCCCGAGGGCGGTCTCAATGCCAAGGGCCGCGCATCGCTGCGCGCTCAGGGCAAGGACATCAAGCCACCCGTCAGCGCCAAGCAGGCGAAGAAATCACCCAAGGCAGCCGCGCGTCGCAAGAGCTTCTGCGCACGCATGTCAGGCATGCCGGGCCCGATGAAGGACGACAAGGGTCGCCCGACACGCAAGGCACTTTCACTACGCAAATGGGATTGTTGACATGAGCGACTTTGCAGTAAAACCCGTCTGGGGCAAGAAGCGCCCGAAAGATCTCGGCAAGCCGAAAGACTTGTCAGCCAAGCGCAAGAAATCTGCTAAGGCTCGCGCCGAGGCGGCTGGACGACCCTACCCAAATTTAATTGATAATATGGCTGCGGCCCGCAAGAAAGGTAAGTGACATGGACGGATTTAAGAACAGCACCCGCATGAAGTACATGGACGAGGGCATCTCCTCACGCCCAACCGACAGTTCTGGCCGTCGCGCGACGGATGCGGATCTCGGTATCGCACCGGGCGGACAAAGCCCCAAGAAGGCAAAGCCCGTTGGCCCGGCGTCGGCGGCTGTATCGAAGGTGCTTGCTGGTATAGCGAGCAAAGCCGCGCGGGCAGCAGACCCACGCGGATCAGTGATGGCCGGAGAAATAAAGCCGTTGTACCGTGACCGTGACCGCGAGTTGATAGGTAAAGCCGCACGGATGTTAGACCCGCGCGGAGCTGTCATGGAAGGCGACAAGGCGCGGTACGGTAAGGGCGGCAAGGTAACGGCAAAGAAGGGCGTACCCGCACACAGCGACCGCCCAATGATCCGTCGCGGCAAGGGCGGTCTGACCGCAATGCCAAAGGGCAAGTGCTAATACGAACTGCCCGCCTTGATGGCGGGCGGTTTTTGCGCTATACCACCAACGCCAGAGGTGCTTGCTGACATCGGCTTGCTGCTGCGATAACAAAGCGAGCACATCCACATGGCGTTTTCTAACACGCGATCAGTAGCTAAAACAAAGGGCGAGCACCTGTACTTTACAGGTGTTCCGTGCAAGCACGGCCACGTAGCCGCGCGTTTTACTCGCACCGCGATTTGCACAGACTGCAACCGAGAACAGTCAAAACTGTGGGCAGACGCCAACAAAGCGAAAAAGCAAGCGGCGGATGTTGCTTACCACAAAAACAACCTAGAGAAAAAGCGCGCAAAAGACCGCGCGTATTACCAAGCTAACAAAGACAGTATACTTTCTAGAAATAGTGAATACCGTGCGCGCACGGTAGACGCACGACGCGCTACCGCAAAATTGTGGCGGGAAGCCAACCCAGAAAAAACCAAAGAGACTTTGAAACGGTTTCGGCAAGCTAACCCGCATAAGATAAACGCGTGGGCCGCATTGCGCAGGGCGCGGAAAAAGCAAGCCGAGCGAATGCTGCCGCCCGATCAGTTAGTGCAGATACAGGCAGTGTACGCCGAGGCCCGTCGGCTTACCGAAGCGACTGGCGTTCGCCACGAGGTAGATCACATATGTCCACTGGCTGGAACTAATTTTAGCGGTCTGCATGTTCCGTGGAACTTGCAAATTCTCACGTCGGATGCGAATAAACGCAAAGGCAATAAGTTTGAGGAGGCCGCGTAATGGCTTACAGCAATACTGTATCGCAAACGGTTTTCAACACTCGGCGAGTTATTGATAATGCAGTGAGGCGTTGCAAACTGACGGCGCAACAGATCACCGCCGAACACATCGACATAGCTAACGACCAGCTATACCTGTTCCTCTCCGACTTGGCCAACCAAGGCGCGCCGCTCTGGTGCATCGAGAAGCAGATTTACCCGCTGTACGACGGCGTGGGCGACATCACGATGCTCGACGGCACCGTCGACATCCTGAACAGCAACTTCCGCTGGCTTCAAGAGGTAACCGGCATAAACGCCGATACGTCAACGACGCGCACAGTTAGCTTCACCACAGACATTTTTGTGGCCAACGTCGGCATCTACTGGACCGCCGCCGCCGTGCCCATCGCCCTCGAGCGCTCGGACGACAACATAGTCTGGACCACAATCCAAACTGAGACGCCAACAGCCTCTGCGGGCGAGTGGACGTGGTTCGATCTGGACAGCAGCGTGGCTGCACGTTACTTCCGCGTCCGCGCAACGTCCGGCACGCTCAATTTCAGCCAAATTTATCTGGCGAACACGCCAACCGAGATCCCGTTGGCGCGCATGAACCGCGACGACTACACAAATTTGCCAAATAAGGCGTTTCAGTCGAACCGCCCGCTGCAATACTGGTTCGACCGTCAGGTTAACAACCCAATTATGCACATGTGGCCGGTGCCAAATCTGGCCGCGACCGTCTGTCAGATCGTCGTGTGGCGTCAGCGCTACATTATGGACGTCGGCACCATGACGCAGGACGTTGAAGTGCCCCAGCGCTGGCTTGAGGCCATCGTTGCGGGTCTGGCGGCCAAGATGGCGCTTGAATTGGTCGAAGTTGACGTCAATTTAATTCCGATTTTGGACCAAAAGGCCGCCTCGACGCTGTACATCGCGCAAATGGAAGAGCGCGACAACAGTCCGATGATGATCGCCCCTAATATCTCGCCGTACACAAAGTGATGTAGGATTATGCCTGTATATCTCAGCACTCGCGGGAAGACCACACTGGGTATCGGCATCTGTGGCCGTTGCAGCCGCAAGTTCTCGCTTGACGACCTGTATCCAGACCCGAATTACCCCGGTTTGCGCGTCTGCAAAGACGACATCGACGATTACGACCCGTACCGCTTGCCTGCGCGGCAGCCTGAAGTTATTGCGCTGCAATATCCTCGGCCTGACACGCCTCTGGACGGTGTATAATGGAAATTTTAACGCTTGAGCCTATCGGTCCCAGTTTGTCTGGTGTCTCGACTGTTGCCGCGCGTGTAGATCTTGTCCGCCTGACAGCGGACTTGAGCGACACCACGGAAACACAAGGCGTGCTCCCCTTGTCCCGTGGCGGCACCGGCAGCAGCCTGTCTCCTGCTGTCGGTGCCACCTTTTTCATAGCGAGAAACCAACATGATTGAAGAACTCATCAGCCGCGTGTTCTACGCGCGCAACGTCGCCCACTTCGAGCACTGGCGCGCCAAGGGCGACGGCAGCTTTGCCAAGCACATGGCACTGGGCAGTTTCTACGACGATGTGATCGACGCCATCGACAAGCTCGTTGAGGCCTACCAAGGCGCGTTCAGCCTCATCGGCAACATACCCGCCCCGAAGGTGACGGAGCGTGACGTGCTGAAGCTCCTAGAGGCCGACGCGGACTGGATCGAAGAGCACCACGAGGGCATCTGCAAGGGCAACCGCGCCGTGGCCAACTTAGTCGACGGTGTCACGGAAGTGTATCTGACCACCATCTACAAGCTGCGGAACCTGAAATGACCGACGATGTAAACCTGCGCCTGACCACGCACGAGGCCGTCTGCGCTGAGCGTTGGCGGGAAACCATACTGCGCATCAAGCGCATTGAGGCGCTCATGATCGGCAGTGCTGCCGGAATAATTGGGCTATTAACCGCAATCGCTTTTAAGATGAACTGACATGAGGGCGCTGTCACTTTTAGCGGCATCGTTGTTTTTGTTGGGCTGCCAAGACCGCTACCGCTACGACTGCCAAGACCCTGAGAACTGGCAGCAGGAAATCTGCAAGAGGCCCAAATGTGTAGCTATGGGCTACTGCACCGAATGGCTGATAAATACGGGCGAAGAAGATGAAACCGACTAGCGAATGGTCGCCAGAGGAACTGCTTCGCTTCATTGTCGGCATCGTGCTGTCGCTAACGCTTACCTTTATTGTAGCTACAGTATTATACTCGCTGGTGTTCGTATCGCAGCCGATGGAGGGGCAGTCCCCGAATGACGCTGAGTTTTTTAAGCTGATTAACCCTATCGCGACGTTCATCGTCGGGGCATTGGCAGGACTTATGGCTGGGCAGGGCAGCGGCGCTATGCAAAAGAAGAAGGATAAAGAAGATGAGCTTCCTGAATAGTTTTGAAAGTAAGCTAGATGGCACGAATGATACCATCGAGTTTGTCATCCGCGTGGCTATCGTCACGCTGTCTGCGGTTATCTTAGTTGTAGTCCTTGCACTTGCCGTTGGGCTATTTGTTTCAAACGACGTTGTGAATAGCTCGGCTATCCTTGAGACGGTCAACCCAGCGTTCCAAACAATCATCGGGGCCTTCGTCGGCCTGCTCGGTGGCCTAAGCCTCAACGCCAATGCGCGTGACAAGGCGGCTGAACCAGAGCCAGAAGCGCCGCTGGAACTTACACCAGAAATGGAAGTCGGTGAGTATAATCCCGTGCCGTTGGTCCGCCCTGCTGGGACGATCTTCCCTAAAGACGACATTGAAGACGATGACGACGACATGGAGCCGTGGGAGAAGTATCGCAACGACTTGCGTTACGACGCAAACGGCGACGGCGTGGTCGATGAGGCTGACTTCCCTGACTGGCGCAACCCAGCAGCATAATGGCGGGCGAGCTCTCCACCGTTGAGATGATCGGCCAGCTTTGGCCCATCGTTCTCGCATTCATTACGCTGACCATCATCCTCGCCAAGATGGATGTCCGGCTTGGCGTTGCGGAGGAGAAGATCAAGACGCTCTTTGAGCTTTGGAATAATAGGAAGGACGACAAGTGAGCCTGATTAACCTTCAACAGAAAATAGGAGTAACGGCAGATGGCGCGTTCGGTCCGGGAACATTTAAGAAGGCTGCGGCTTTCTATAAGTTATCACCTGATCGCGCAGCGCATTTCTTTGCTCAAACGGCACATGAAAGCGGCGGCTTCAAAGCTTTTAGCGAGAACCTGAACTACGGCGCGAAGGGTCTGCGTGGCATTTTTGGGAAGTACTTTCAGACAGACGCAATAGCCAAGGCTTATGAACGCCAGCCGCAACGCATTGCTAACCGCGCCTACGCCAACCGCATGGGTAACGGCGACGAAGCATCCGGCGAAGGGTGGCTTTTTCGTGGTCGAGGAGCCTTGCAACTCACTGGAAAATTTAACTATTCTGAGTTTGCCAAGTACGTGAACCGCCCAGACGTGATGACTAATCCAGACCTCGTGGCCGGCGAACTTTGCTTTGAGAGCGCCCTGTGGTTCTTTGATAAGAACAAGCTATGGTCCATCTGCGATAAGGGCATCAATGAAGCTGCTATCCGTGAGTTAAGTTCCCGGATCAACGGCAGCAAAAACCCGCACGGTCTCGATGACCGTCGTATGAAAACCAAGAAGTACGCAACATGGCTTTAATCAACCCAGTTATGATATACGGATTGGCAGGCGCTCTCATCATAGGCGCAGCATCTGGGTATAAGGTTCGTGACTGGCAGTGCGACGCCTCCTACGCAAAGGCGTTGGAAAAGGCGGAGAAGCTACGGGTTAAAAAACAAGAGGTAGTAGACAATGTTTCGCAAACCTATGAAACCGAACGAGATCAAGCCAATGTGGTGGCAACCGAACGCACAAACACCATACGTGAAATATACAAAACGGCTCCTGCCGTTCCTGTTGATTGCGCTGGTTCTGATGCTTTGCGCAGGGTGCTCGAAGGCGGTGTCCGTGACGCCAATGCCGCTACCACCGGCAAACCTAGCGGCGAAGTGCCCGACACTTCAAGACCCACCACTCGTACTGATTGATCCTGAGCGCGCGCTTTGGGAAGCTGACATCATTGCAAAGTATACGGACTGTAGTGTAAAGCACCGCTTGACGGTTAAAGCATGGACAGACGCAGTAGCTGTAAAATGATAAAAACAGGTTTTCTGGTGCGCAAAACGTAAAAAACTGATATAGGGGCACGTTATGGCCACTGCGATGACATTCACGACGTTGAAACAAGACGTGCAGCGCTACCTTGAGCGCGGCAACACACTCGCGTCGGACCCCATTGTCTTTGAACAAATCCCGCGTCTGATCAACCTCGCCGAGCGTCGCATCGCCCGCGAGCTTAAAGTTGAGGGCTTCATAAACGTCGTGACCGGCACGCTCTCCGAGGGTCAGTCTGTCTACCCCAAGCCCGATCGGTGGCGCGATACCGTGTCGATCAACATCGGCACAGGCGCTACGTTCAACAACCGCAAGCTCTTGTTTTCCCGCGTCTACGAATATCTGCGGTCCTACTGGCCAAACGCCTTGGAGACGGACACACCTTTATTCTACAGCGACTATGATTACAGTCACTGGCTGCTCGCGCCGACACCGGACGCAGAATACCCATTTGAGATCCTGTATTACGAACTGCCGCCCTTGCTCGACGAGAGTGTGCAGACGAACTGGATTACAGAATACGCCCCGCAGCTTCTGCTTTACGGCACGCTGGTTGAGGCAACGCCGTTCCTGAAGAACGACGAGCGCATCCCAGTTTGGCAGAGCATGTACGACCGCGCGGCGGCAATGTTGAACGGCGAAGACCTCGCCAAAATTCTAGACCGATCCGCCGTGCGTAAGGAGGCATAACCGATGCGCCCCGTGAAAAAAGTTGAAAGGTTAGCCGCATAATGTCCACTTCATTTACACAAGTTTTTGGTGGTACAACGATCTACCCCTCAGACGTATCGTATCTCCCACTTGCGCTGACCAGCGACATATCCCTTGAGTGGCCGCTTGAGGCCACCACCGGCAACAACGTCGTCGCCCGCATCATCGACATCACGCCAACCGGCCCGTTCACCGTCACACTTCCCGACGCGATGTCAGTCGGCGTCGGCCAGACGATCCTGTTCAACAACCTCGGCCCAAGCACAATCACCATCGACAACGCCGCAGGCAACGCGATCCTGAGCATTGGCGCGGGCGAGCAGTGGCAGTGTTACCTCATCAGCAACACCACGGTCGGCGGTGTCTGGCGCACGTTCCGCTACGGCGCTGCCGTCGCGCAGGCTCAGGCCGCCGCTCTGGCTGGCGCTGGTCTGCTCGCGACTGGGTCAACCCTCGCACAGAATTACGAGGTCATCGACTTCTCCATTACGCCGTACACTCTCACAGCCCCTGACCGCGCCAAGATTTTTGTCTGGACTGGCGGCCTCGGCACGCTCAACTTGCCGACCGCTGTAGCCGCTGGCGATGGCTGGTTCGTGCAGGTCCGCAACGGCGGGCAGGGCGACTTGACCGTCGACCCGTCTGGCTCTGAGCTTATCAACGCAGCATCCTCGCTCCTCTTGCAACCGGGCGACAGCGCCGCCATCGTCAGCGACGGCATCCAGTGGTACACCATCGGCCTCGGCCAGCAGGCGGTCTTCGCTTTCGACTACACGACTATCGCTGTCACTGGCGGCACGTACACGCTCGCTGGCTCTGAGTTAAACCGTATTGCGTACAAGTTCACAGGCACGCTGACGTCCAACGTCAATATCGTCGTGCCCGCAACGGTGCAGCAGTACTGGGTCAACAACGCCACGACAGGCGCATTTACGCTTGGCATAAAGACCTCCAGTGGCGCGGCCACCTTGGTCACTCAGGGCGCGACGGGCATCCTGTACTGCGACGGCACGAACATCATCTCGGCAACCACTTCGGCGGCCTTTGCGGGTGTCGTTCCCATTACCCAAGGCGGCACGAATGCAACCAACGCACCCTCGGCGCTGACCAACCTCGGTGGCACGGGTATCGGCACGGCGGTCTTTACGGCGGCCACGACGTCTGCGGCGCGCACTGCGATTGCGGCGGCTGGCTCTGGCGCGAACTCCGACATCACGTCGTTGACGGGCCTCACGACGCCATTGAGCGTTGCGCAGGGCGGCACAAACGCCACAACGGCTGGTGCCGCACGCACGAGCCTTGGCGCAGCGGCGAGCGGTTCAAACGCAGACATCACGGCGCTTACAAACGCGGCTGGTATCCAAGTCGGTGCGCCTACGCTCGGCGCACGCGGCGCTGGCACCATTAACGCCACGGGCCTCTTCATCAACGGCGTCGGCGTCGGCACGGGTTCAGGCTCGGTTACCAGCGTCGCGGCAACGGTGCCATCGTTCCTGTCCGTAACCGGCTCACCGATTACGACATCAGGCACGCTGGCGATCTCGCTGTCGGGCACTGCGCTCCCTGTCGCCAACGGCGGCACAGGCCAAACGACATACACCGACGGGCAGTTGCTCATCGGTAACAGCACCGGCAACACGCTCACGAAGGCGACCCTGACGGCTGGATCGGGTATTACCATCACGAACAGTGCGGGCGGCATCTCGATTGCATCTACCGCTGGCGGCGGTACAGTTACATCAGTGGCCGCGTCGGGTGGCACAACCGGTCTCTCTTTTACCGGCTCGCCCATCACAACCACCGGCACACTCACTCTAGGGGGAACCTTAGCGATAGCGTCTGGGGGCACTGGCGCGACCAGTGCCTCCGGCGCGAGGCTTACTCTCCTCGCGGCTGGCTCTGGCGCTAACTCCGACATCACATCGCTCACGGGTCTCACCACGGCGCTGTCTGTCGGTCAAGGCGGCACAGGCGTCGCGTCCACGCCCACAAACGGTCAGCTTCTGATTGGCAACGGCACTGGGTACACCGTCGCGGCACTAACCGCAGGCTCGGGCATATCCGTCACGAACAGTGCGGGCGGCATAACCATCGCGTCCACCTCCAGTGGCGGCACCGTCACGTCTGTCGGCGGCACTGGCTCAGTCAATGGTATCACACTCAGCGGCACGGTCACCACGGCGGGCAACCTCACCCTCGGCGGCGCGCTTTCGGGCGTCAGCCTATCTACGCAAGTTGCGGGCACACTGCCTGTCGCTAACGGCGGTACCGGCGCAACGACTGCGGGTGGTGCCTTAACTTCTCTCGGTGCTTACGCCGCGAGCAACCCAAGCGGCTTTACATCGAACACAGGCACGGTCACCTCAGTCTCTGGATCGGGCGGCAGCACGGGGCTCACCCTCACTGGCGGCGCAATCACGACGTCCGGCACTCTGACCCTCGGCGGCACGCTTGCCGTTGCTAACGGCGGTACAGGATCGACTACCTCGGCAGGCGCTGCCACCAACCTCGGCCTTGGCACTGCGTCAAACGTACAATTTAACTCGTTGGGCGTCGGCACTGCTGGCTCGGGTACTGCTGGCGAGATCCGCGCGACGAACAACGTCACCGCGTACTACTCCTCGGACGCCCGTCTGAAGGAAAACGTGCAGCCAATCGAAAACGCCCTCGGCATCGTGTCTGCGGTCGGCGGCAAGACATTCGACTGGACCGACGCCTACATCGCGGAGCACGGCGGTGAGGACGGCTACTTCATCCAGAAGTCCGACTTCGGTGTCATTGCGCAAGACGTGCAGGCGGTGTTCCCGCTGGCCGTTCGCACGCGCGACGATGGCACGCTGGCAGTTGACTACGAGAAACTCGTTGCGGTCGCCTTCGCGGCCATCAAAGAGTTAAAGGCTGAAGTGGACGAGCTACGGGGAGCTAAATAATGACGCTCGCCGCATCGGGGACACTCAGCATGGGGGGCAGCACAGCAAACCGGTCTGTCAACCTTGAGCTAAGCCAAGCAGCCACTGCACAGATTTCGTTGAATGACACCAACGTGCGTTCATTGGCGGGAGTGCCTTCCGGCGCTATTACCTTAGCGACCGACTTCTACGGCAAGAGCGCGAGCGCTACTGTTGATTTTAACGACGAAATTATTGTGGTTGCGGGTTTTCCTTCCCAATCTGCTGGGTACCGCATAAATACAAACGGGTTTGTTTACGAAGTGGTAAATGGCGTCGATACATCGCTTGGCCAGTGGGTGACACCGTCTTCCGCAGGTGGAAACTACGAAGTTTATGTTACACTAGTTAGCGGCACTCTATCTTCAGGAACTACGGGTTCTTGGGTCGCTACCTCTGGAAGCCCGCTGTGGACACGGGTGGCGGCCATACCGGGCACCATCAATATTGTAGAGTTAGTTATGGAGGTGCGTGCTACCGGAACCGGAACAATTCTTGATACGTGGTCTGTACAGCTTGAGGCTGAGAGGTTCTAATGGCTGAAAACATCGTACAGATAATGTCAAAGCCCGGTATCAAGCGGGACGGTACCAAGTTCGAGGGCGACCAGTACGTTGACGGCCAGTGGGTCCGCTTCCAGCGCGGCCTGCCGCGTAAGATTGGCGGATACCGCTCGATCAACAAGTTCCTTCGCGGCCTGCCGCGTGCGCTGCATGAGTACACGCAGGATTTGCTGACATACGTCCACGCAGGCTCGGCTGACCGCCTTGAGCGCTTCTTCATCGACGGCACGTACAACACAAGCGTCATCACAGATCGCACGCCCACGTCGGGTTTTACGGCTGCCGACGGCAACATGTGGCAGTTCGCCACGGCGTATGACACGACGAACGGCAACCAGATTGTCGCGCAAGTCGCGCCGAACCTCAACTGCATCTGCAACAGTGACGGCGGCGCACTCTTCGTCGGCGACCTCCTCGGCACGTCTGCCCTGACGCAAGTCACCACGGTGCCCGCCAACTTCAATGTCACTGGCGGCGTCGTCACGCTGCCACCGTACACGTTCGCCTTCGGCAACGACGGCTACGCGGCGTGGTCCGTGCCGAACGATCCAGCGGACTTCACCAGCTCTGGCGCAGGCAATGCGTACATTACCGGCCAGAAGATCGTTAAGGGTATGCCCCTGCGTGGTGGCCCCGGCAACAGCCCGTCAGGCCTATTCTGGTCGGCGGACAGCCTCATTCGCGGCACCTATGTTGGCGGCACGGCGGTGTTTCAGTTCGACACGATCAGCACACAGTCCTCGATCCTGTCCGCCAACAGCGTCATCGAGTATGACGGCATCTTCTATTGGATCGGCACTGACCGCTTCCTGACGTTCAACGGTGTCGTGCGCGAGGTCGAGAACAATCTAAACCTGAACTTCTTCTTCGATAACCTTAACTATGCGCAGCGCCAGAAGGTGTTTGCGTACAAGGTTCCACGCTTCGGCGAGATCTGGTGGTGCTTCCCGTTCGGCGACAGCCTCGAGCCGAACCACGCCGTCATCTACAACGTGCGCGAGAATACGTGGTACGACACTGAGCTGCCCAACGGCGGACGCGGTGCGGGCCTCTTCCCCGCCGTATTCAGCAAGCCGCTCCTGTCTGGCGTCGAGCCGCAGGAGGCCGAGGCTGTTACGGCTGCGGTGGTTGCGGGCGGCACAGGCTACGCCGTGGGCAACACGCTCACTGTCTTGGGCGGTCTAGGCCAGCTCGACACTGAGCTGACGGTTTCGACTATCGGCGGCGGTGGCGTCATCACGGGCGTAACAATCAGCAACGCAGGCCAATACACCGAGATCCCGACCAACCCAGTCAGCGTTACTGGCGGAGCGGGCAGCGCGGCTACGTTCAATCTGACGTTCGACAACCCATACAAGTTCTGGGTTCACGAGGTCGGCACCGACGAGATTGACGGCCTGACGCTCAACCCGATACAGTCGTTCTTCGAGACTGCCGACTTGTGCCTGCCTGTCACGGCGCAGAAAAACAAGGCACTTCAAGTGCTGATGCTTGAGCCTGACTTTGTACAGAGCGGCGACATGACGGTGGCCGTGCACGGTCGTGCCAACGCCCGCTCGCCTGAAGTCGAGACCGAGCCGATGATGTTCCCTGAGACGGCCTCAACGCCGCAAGAGCAGGTCGTCTTCTTCAAGACGCAGCGCCGCAAGTTGCGCTTCCGC